GTTGGGCACGCAGGGATTTGTTATCGCACCCAGCGAGGCTCCTCAACTGGCATCATCGCAGCGGCTCCGCACATCGACGTGTGCGACGAGTCTAGACGGCGTACTTCTGAAGTTCAAGTTGCTTCGCAAGAATCGAAGCAGGCACCTGATCGGGTTGCTTGCGAAGCTTTCCGACGACCTCGCTCAAGATGGAAGCCTGATCGTCGGACAGTTCCGACCCGGCTTCAAGCATCGTGATTGCTTCGGCCAGTTTGTCGGCATCCAACGCCGTGCGTTGGGCGAGTTTGTCCAGACTGCGAACCGAAGCAGATGTCGCCTCATAGGCGGGGAACCCGGTGACTACCGAGACTTCGTAGAGACGCACTTCGCGCAACTCTCGCGTTGAGCCGTCATCGGAGAACTTGTCTCCGCCACGAGGAACCGAGAAACCGAAGGACATCGAATCGACGTCGCCACGTTGCATCAGGATTGACAAGTCGCGCCCGATCGTGGTTGGCGGCAGGTCTGCGTCAACGAGCAAACCTTTGGAATCTTCTTCCAGGCGAAGAGTGCCGGCGCGAGTCGTTGCGAGCAGCATGCTCGAATCATGGTTGAGATACATCCGGACATTGTTGCGGGACTTCAAAGATTTCTTGAACGCGCCTGGCATCACCATTTCGGTGAACGGCAACGGCTGAGATGGCGAATTGAACACGGCAGCATAACCGCGGAACGACATGTAGTCGGAATCGTCACCCGTTGTCGAGCGAATCTCAAATTCGCTGAACTGGACTCTGCGTGTTTCAACTGTGTCTGTCATCAGTTCCTCGAAGATCTGGGATGGCCTTTCGGAAGCAGATCGTTGTCCCCGATGTACGCCGAGTTCGCAGGTCTGCCAGACCTCAAGAGTACCAAGAAAGCGTTGACTCTTGCCATAGCCCAAGCATTCCTGCTAACACCCGGACGATGAGACGTGGAATACGCTCCGGCTCCTCGACGATAGACGGCGCGAAGCATCCCGACCGTCGCACGTTTCCAAGACGGCGAACCTGCTTCCAGATTGTCGTTATGTTCAGCGACCTTGTTTGATAGGCCGCTTTCGATTGCTTCAGTCAGCTCGATAGTGGATGAGCCTGCGGCACCGGCCGCCGATCCTTCAGGGTTCTTCTCCGAACCTTGGATTTGGTCTTTGGCTGGTGCTGGTGCATCGGCCCTTTCCGCTTGTACTCGTTCCGCTTGACGGGCAAACCAATTCATCGCAGGTTCAGGATTCAACGGGTTGATGCCCCAAAGATAGAACGCGACCGCACCAGGTCCGGGGAATTGGTCGTTGCTCGCATCGCTGTTCTTGGGTGCGTCAAGATCTACCAGGTGTCTTGCTCCCCAAGCGTTTGCACGAACGACTTTGTCCTCGCTGATTCTTCCCGCAGCCATGTCACGGGCTTCACGCACAGTTCGCGCCACAAGACCATCACCAGCGAGTCCCTTGCCGTAGTAGTCGAGTCCTTTGCGTGCCGCTGCTCGAATGTAGACCGGGACATCGAATGAGAGTTGGCGGTCGTAGACGTTGGGGTAGTCGGTGAAATAGTTCGGGTCTTCATCGCTGACATTGCCAGTTTGAACGGTTTGTCCTGGGTTGTCATTTGGGATTCCTTTCACCGGTTCCCAAGCGTTGCAGTAGTAGGAAGGCGATACGAGTGCGTCCCATCGTTTGCACCAGAAGTTCTTGTAGTAGCCGCAGTTGCCGCAGTTATGGTTGGCGGGCACGTCGGCTGATGACGCTGGACGATAGTTCGATGGCAATCCAGATTCATCGGATTCTTCTGATTCCTCCGACTCGTCGTGCGACTCAGCGTGCTCCTCAGGCTCCTCCATGTCATAGATTCCGTTGCGTTCGCCGCCCGGTTCCATGTCCTCGGCGATTGACACCGCGACCATCTGGTCGATGGCGGCCTGCTTAGTGGAATGGCAGCCGATGACTTCACCGTCTTCCTTGATCGTCGCCCAGCCGGCGCAATCAGGTGATTTGTCGGTGATGAAGTACGGCATCTATTGTTGCTGCTTCAACCAACTAATGGTGTGACCTGCTTTAGTCGATACGGCATAGAGGATTTCGCCTGGATACATCGTGAACTCGATGCGCTCCGATTTCGCCAAAGTCATCCCGGTGGATGTCGTCACGGCGATTCCGCCGAGATAGACCGCATCCGTGTTGTCGTTGTTATGAACCGAAAGTTTGAACGGCATCGCCGCAGTGGCATCTATCGCAGTTGCGACCGTGCCGATACTGATCTGCCCGCTTGAAATCACCTCATCACCTCAGAGCATCAAGATTACTTGCAAGTCATCGTCCTCGGCGACGAACGTGACAGACCCCGACGCGGCCGCCGACACGCTCGCAACGATTGGCGTGCAGTACGCCTGAACTATCTTGATCGGCACCATCACCGTTTCAGGTTCCAATACCTCGATGATTGGTTCGACTTTCTTCTTGCGTGGCGAACGCCGATAGGGATACGGAGCACCACCAGTAGTCGGTTGAGGCGACGGTTGCGGAATGACCGTACCGATAGCAGTACCGTCCAACCCGCCAAGGTTCGCCGTCATCGAACCAATCGGAATCACCGTCCCGGTAGCCGCAGCGACCACACCGCCCAACAAGCCGTCCGCTGAAGCGACCTTGCTGACTGTGCCAGTGGCACTGGATGTCGCGTCTCCGAGCCCGGCAGACGCCAATGCGACGATTGTGACGATGCCGTCGGCGGCGGCCGTCAGGCCGCCGAGCGGCGCATCACCGGATGCGGGGTTGTCGATGTTGGCTGTGGCTGATGCGGTGATTCCGCCAAGCGGGGCGTTTGCTTCAGCATCGACGGTGACGGTGACTTCGCTGACCTCGGCGACAAGTTCTCCGAGTTGGGCGGTCGCTGAACCGATGATGCTGATTGCTGCGGTTGCTGATGCTGTGCCGGCACCGAGGGTTGCGGTTGCGGTGGCAAGCGTCGTGAATGTCGTTCCGTCGAGCTTGCCGTCGCCGTCAAGTTGGGACGTGTCAAGGACGAATGCTGGTGACGGCCCATCTAGGCCGTAGTTGGCGTCGTCGAGTTGCGACGTGTCTAGGACGAACCGTGCTACCACGGCGGCCTGCTTATGATGCGAGCGTCAGGGAGACGGTGAGTGAGCCGGACGAGATGGTGAACGTGTCGCCGGCGGTGTATGCGTTGGCGGTGACGGTTCCTGAGAAGAGGAAGTTGCCTGCTGAGACGTTGTCCCATGCTGTGAAGTGGGTGGCGTCTTGCGAGCCTGCGATGTTCGTCCAAGTGATGTCGGCGTCAGATGCGAGCGAGCCCGCTGAAGCGGCCGCGAACGACGCCGCTTTGCGGGTCGTTTCGGTTGCTGCGTTCGATGTACCGTTCGCACCCGGATCACCGACATGGAGTTTTACATACACGGTCGTGACCGCGAAAGAAGTGTTGTTGCCGAGCGCGTCCAGCCACGCTCCAGCCAGGTAGGAAGAGATGCCGGTCGCCATTAGTCCTCAGTCCTTTCGATGATTTCGCTGATGCGGCCGTCTTCGCCGCGCACGACGCTGCGAATCACGGTTCGTTGTTCGGGCACGTTGACGTTGACGACGGTTTCTGGGATGTTGACGACCGGCGCGTCGACGTGTACTGCGGGTGGTGCGACGTGGATGACTTGCTCTGGCAGATTCAAGTTGAGTTCGCGTGTGCCTGGGTCGTAGACGGTGGCGGGTGCGATGGGGTTGATTGAGCCGACTGGTTGCAGGGCTGCGGTCGGCACACCGGTGTGCTCGATTTCGGGCATGTCCAATGCTTTCATGACGGCGGCCGGTTGGAAGCCGGAGGCGATGAGTCGTTGGGCGATGACTGATTTGCGGTCAAGGTCGGCGAGGTTGGATGCGGTGATGTCAATGTTGGTGAGCGGGACGCGGTAGGTGTCGCCGCCTTCGATCGGGGTCATGTCCTCGAAGCGGCGCACGTCGTTGACCGACAGGTAGCCGTTGTTGAGTCCTGATTGGTATGAGGCGTTGCGTGCCTGGATGTCTCCGCGCAGAAGTCCTGCGGTGGAGAAGCGGATGAATGCGCGACCAGCCAACAGGACGCTGTACTCGGATTCGACCTTGGCCAAGATTGGGGTCAGCGAATGCACGAGGAACGAGAGGTTGTTTGCTTCGACGGATGCGTAGCTCATCGCACCGGGTGTGGTCACACCGATCATGGATGGAGGCACACGGAAGATGCGGGCAATCTCCTCGACCGCGAACTGGCGCGACTCGATGAACTGCGATTCGTTCGGGTTGACACCCGTCTTCTCGAACGTTGCGCCGCCGAACAGGATGCCTGGGCGGTGCGAACGGCGCAATCCTTTGTGGCCATCCTCGAATGCGTCGACGAGGTTCTTGGCTTGCTCGCGGGAGAGGTTGCCGGGGAACTGGATGATGCCGGTCGTTGTCGAACCTTGACCGAAGAACCTGGATGCAAACTCTTCCAACGCCCGTGCGAGACCGAGGTTCTCTTTGACGAGGTCAATGCGGGACTTGCCACGCAACTCGCCGGGAAGAGTCAGGTCACGGATGTGGATCATGTCCACGTCCTCGATTCGTTCGACTGAGTCGTAGACGTAGAAGAGGCGGCCGTAGTTGTCGCGGCGCACTTCCATGCGTTGCGGATTCATCACCGACAAGGCGAGCACCTCGCCCGCCTCGTCGCGGATGACGCGAGTGAACGAGTTGCCGTTCAGAAGCAGCGAGACGACGACCTGCTGGAAATGGTCTTCTTTGGTGACACCGATGTCGGGCTGATCGAGCCACACTGGGCGAGGCCGATACTGGAGACGCACACCTTCCTGACGGATGTAGGCGTCAACCGGCAGAGTCGAAATCGTGTCCGCAATCAGACGCACGCATGCGTACACGGTGCCGATCTTGAGCGAATCATCCTGCGTGACATAGACGCCAGAGTTCGTGGTGAACGTGTATCCGTCGCCGAGAGCGAACAACGATTGAAACGAGATTGCTCGTTCCTCTTCGCCACGGTTCAGCAGACGGTCAACGATCACTTCTTGTCATCCTTCGCCACAGTGCGAGACAACGCGAATGCGATACCGAAAGCCATCACTCCGATGACCGCCAATCCAACCGCAGGCGCAACGAAGAATCCTGCGGCTATGAAACTCGCCATCCCGACCAACTCCAATACGAACACTCTCATCCCAGCCTCCTAGGTTAGACGACAGAGTTTAGTCAGACCACGAAGAAACCGGGCTGCTGCTCCTCCGGTGGCGTCGTCGTCGCCCGATCCACCGCCATCGCCAACGCAATCACCGCGTCAATCTTCCGCTTCGACTTACCCTTCGACAACGTCCAACCGTTGTCCTTGACACGCTGAGCCGCAGACAACACCTGGTCACTGAACAGCGGATTCGAATCATGCGCGAGACGCTGATTCACGATGCACTCATACAGATGCCCGCACGCAGGCACCATCCGTTGCGGCGACTGCGGAAACTCCACCATCGGAAACCCGTCCTCAGCCAACGCCTCCGCGGTGCGTTGAAAGAACGCCGGGTCATACGCAATCTCCTGAATGTCGTAGAGCTGCGCCATCTCACGCAGATGCGACTCCACCGAAGCCACATCCAACACGCCGCCCTCCGGCAACCAAATCTTCGCCCGCGCAACAATCTTCCCATCGACATGCTGAACCGCAACGGCAGCAGTCGTGTCACGCTTCAACGCCATGTCCACACCAATCCACGTCGGCGCACCAGGCACCAGTTGCAAATCACTACGGCAAAGTTCCCAGGCACCAGTCGGCAACCAGGAATCGTCAGGCGTGCGGACCCACTGGTTCAGCCTGTATCTCCTCACACTTACCTCGCTGGTCTGACGCACCGCAATCTCCATGTCCTCCGGGTCAAGCAAACCCTCGGCAAGATTCGGATTCGCCTCAAGCCACGCTTCACGGTCGTTCAAGTCGCAACCCTCAGCAGCCTCCCACCACCAGAACCCGAACGTCTCATCGTCAATCTCCCCGCGCACCACCTTCTGGCCGTAGCCATAGAGCAGACCGCAGATGCTCGCCAAGTCATAACCGGCAGTCGTGATAGCGACAATCTGCGGATCCTTGCGAGCACCCGAACCGAGCGTCAACGCATCCCAAAGTTCTGAGTTCGGCTGAACGTGCAACTCGTCAAACACCACCGTCGACGGATTCAAACCTTGCTGCAACTTCGCATCACTCGACAACACCCGATACACGCTGTGCGTCGACGGCACCTCAATCGCATCCCGATACACCTTGCAGATACCAGACAGAGCAGGCGACTGCTGCACCTGCCACTTCGCCTCATCGAACACCACCCGCGCCTGACGCCTGTCACCCGCAGCCGAATACACCTCAGCCCCATGCTCACCCTCAATCAGACCGTAGAGCGCGATCAGCGAACCAAGCAGCGACTTCCCATTCTTGCGACCCAGGCCAATGACGCTGCGCTTGTACCGAAGCAGACCATCGCCACGGCGTTCATACAGGTTCTCGATCAGCTTCTTCTGCCAAGGCGTCAGCAACAACGGTCCACCAGCACGCCTACCCTTCGAGACGTGCATGAACGTCGCCGCAAAGTCGGCGACATCCCGACCCTCAGACCACTGGTACTTCCTCGACGTCGACCACCTTGGACTTGCGTTGACGGTACTGATCGAGTTCATTGGCAACCCTTATCTCGGCGAGACCGAGCCTCGCCCGGTCAGACGGTGTGAACCCCAACAACGATAGCCACGCCGTAATCTGCGCGTTCAGTTCCGACTTCTGCTTGATGAGCGGATGCGTCACCAACTGACCATTCGCCGTCTCATAGAACCAACGCATCACATCCTTGCCCTGCCACGCCTCGATCAACGCAACCTGCTCGATGGCCGAACATAACTTCTCCAACAGAGCCGAGTCGTGCTTCTCCGACAAATGACGTCGACCCGCATCCCAGAACATCGACCAATACGCCTGGCCGTACTCACCCAACTGGATCGGAGCCGGCGGGATGTCAGCCAGACCGACCGTCGCCAGGGCGAACTCCGGCACGGGAACCGCCAGTTGAGCACCACGAATCCGTGCACCACGCAACCGCTTTTTCT